TAGTAGCCAAAGCGGGTTCTTGCAATTAAGAAACCTCTTATCAAATGACTACGCTCTAAAGATGTAGCTTTCGGACCAAAAGGGAAATTTCCCCGGACTGCGTCCGGTTGAAACCTCTAAGTTAAAAAGTTAATCGAGCGCAGTCATCCCACGAGAATAAATTCTCGTGCGACGCACTACAACGTCTATGCCACTATGTGGACTTTGTTTAATTTGTGTAAAATGCAAAATTTCCATGGAATTATGAAATAATGTAAGTATGTAATATGGAACAAAAATGAATATAAATAAATAAATGTAAATGTAAATGTATTATGGAGTTGCTGGTAATGTTGCGTCCCACCACATTGGTGGAACTCCTAGGAAGAAGAACAAATTATAATCTTCTCCGGTAGCAACATGAACTGCATGTCTGGACGCTACGTCCCCAGAATCATCAGCGCTGGGAAAGAATAGTTGCGAGAGTGTCCAGCCCAGACCCTCAGATGTCACAGTGGAATGACAAGTACTACTTCGAACAGAGGCATAATATGGTAGCTCAAAGTCGAAAACACGTCCATTTGCATCACTTGTAACTTGTTCGCCCGACCACGATTCCGTAATGGATGAAACCAAGGCCCGCAAATTTGTCACGTCAGATACATAGGAGGTTGCAGTACCGGCACTGTTATTGGCATTACCACGCGAAATGGTCGCCAACTCAGGGTTCAAGCCATGATAGGTATCCAATGATTTATTGAGATCAAAAATCTTCCACCGCGTAGAGCCCTTCCACTGTGCAAAACATGCTGGGACATAGTTGAACATATTAGTAGGCACGTCATTAAAGGTGCCAAACTGGCCAGCCGGCACATTTCCTCTATAAATAGGATATGAATTACCGGTAACAGCTATTCGCACAATATCAGCAGCAGTTTTAGAAAAAGGAATGTCGATCACTCGCTGTAGACTATACCTTTTCATGCACATCCTGAATGATGTCACTACTTCACTGCTCACAATATGAGTTAACTCAAGTGCTGGGCCAACAGAAGCAATTGGTGCCATAGGTTCGGCGCCTTCAGGCATTGACACTGGGTCATCACTGACTTCACCAGATTCTGCTTCCAGCACTTCTCTTACCTCAACAACAGGCTTCTGGTGAAAAGTCACCTCACGCAAGTTGTCAGCATTTGGTCCAATCACTTGCAAATCCTTGGAACTCACAGAAACAATGATGTGCACTGGATCAGTATTTGCACCTGATGTTACCAAATCATTCAACACATAGGCAGAAAGAACGCCATTCTGTGTTTGCAAATTCGGGGCAAACAATGAACCTGTGGAAAAAGTGTTACTGGAGCCAAGTATATGATCGGTGAAAAGAGCTGGTCGAGGTGAACCCCAACCCACAGTGATCTCAAAATCCTTAGTCTCTCCAATGTCGACAATGCGAGAGTAAACTGTGTTCACTTCCGGTACAGTACTGGCCAACACAGGATCCCACACTAACAACAATCTTCCTCGATGGTAACCTGAGCAACAAACCTGGAAACGATAGGTGATGGAGCCTCGCCAATAATCAAATGGCAAGGCCACCATGCCCATTGGTGCATAGCTCGTTGCAGGTGCAGTAGGTGGTATGGTATAAGCACTCACTGAACACACAAGTGGAGTTACTGCTGTTGAGAACAAAGGGTGGAGAAATCCATCCGCCAATTCCCAATCGAAACTAGTGTAAATACTCTCAATTCCAGCCAGATACTCAAAAGACAATTCATCCTGAGATCCAAGACCTACAGTCCTCGGATCAACGGTTGTTTCATTCTTCTGAGTAAAACCTAATGTGCGACATGTATCAGGATCATCGGTACTAGCGAGGTTGCCTGTTTGCCATTTTTGGAGGAATCCGACCTTATCAATATTTCGAGGTCTCGAAAAGCCAAACATAGCTGCAAGCTGCCCCACGGCCATCAAAGTAGAAAGAGCCATTTCAGTGATTGCTGGTGCTTTCTGTAACATTCCAGACGCTTTTGCCACAACACTCTGCACTTTGGATGCAGGTTTTGTGTCATATTCGCCTGACTGAGCAGAAAGACCGTTAATTGGAACACTAGTTGGGGTGGACAATTGTATATCATCCACCCAAGCATAGAGTACAATCCTGAGATCTTGGGTCAGATTCTGTGTATGACTCAACTGAACCAATGGAAGATACCACAGATCTCCCAAGGATGCAAAAGCCCCACTCACAGTCATATCCAAACAATCATGAGGGTAGAAAAATGGTAACACCATCTCTCCACCTTGTGAAGTTGCAGGATCAAGATAGATGTGTGGTCTTTGGCTAGCGGTATGGGCATCCAAGGGATTGTTATTATATCGCACAAAAGGGGAATAATTGAATGGTGTATATGACATCATCATGCGCCCAAAATAAAACGCATTTCCTTGCACAACAAATTTTAAATGAAGTTTTCCTCGGAAATTTCGGAAATTATTCAATCTGTTGGCTACTCGTTTGTTCTTAGCCCACAAGTCCCAAGGTTTGATGCTGCCTGGGACATTATCCCCAATAAGCCATTCATATTTGTTAATTTGAACGGGACGTTTGAAGAAGTCGCTATATGAGACAGCATCATCATTGGTAGCATTTCGTATGGTATCATTCAATTGCGAGTCAACGGTCTCAACATATGCTGGATTAGTATCCATGAATGTTAAAGTTGCTTGCTCAGCATATGTTTGTCCAGTACTTGAGTAAGAAAATGCTCCAGCTTCAGCACTCAAGTTCGTGTCATCCGACACTACCCGAATTTGGTCGGGTACATCACAAATGGGCGATTTTGACTGCGAGTTCGCCCTTGAACTCTGAATATTAGAATTGGAAGGTTAAATTTTACAGTGAAGTGCTACCTAAGCAACAACACTATGTTTAATAAGTTTCATTCTTAGCCGGCTAACGTATAGGCCGGCACTACTCTTGTGCTCACCGAGCACTAGTCGATCATGTCAAAAGCTGAGATAAGTCCCAGCTCGACACGAGCCAACTGATGACGCAAAGTTGCACTCAACCAGTAATTCCAATTTGCATAGATTCGATGCATTTGGTTATGATCGGCTAGATACGTCCTGGAAACCAGGAACGTTCTGCCAGCATAATATTCTGTGCAGGTAGGACCCACAAGAAATGACCAAATTCTATCATCGATTTCTGGAATGAAAATTCTGTTGGTTTGACTATTGCGTCTGTGAAGCTTCCTCATTATGGTGATAACTCTGAGGTCGCCCTTGGGCATTATCAATTCATTGTCTACATTCTTCCAAAGATATGTGATTGAATCTCCAATGTCCCGTTTTAAAATCCGATTTTCAAGCATGTCACACGCTAGTGATTCAAGCTCTGCAGTGAAACTTGATTGACTTCTGTAGTCACCCAGAAGCCAACTCAAGCGATCATTACAATCACACCACTCTCGGAAGTACACATCCTCTAAACATTCTACTGGTGGAATTTCAAAATATCCATCAGCAGTCAAATTTAGTCTGGCAATAAGCCCATGATCCTCGTAGTATTCACATATAGTGTCCCACAAGTATTTCTGAGCCCATTCCTCGGTGGGTGTGCTCCACCAAGGCCGTCTGATCAATCGTGTCTCATTAATATATATCCTAAGATCTTGATTTCTGAAGTCACGATAAATCAAGGGGTGCCAAGCGGGCAGGATTGGAAGAACCGGGATAGCTCGTGAATCCACAAAATTGATAACATCATTGATACCATCTACTGTGGAAACGAATTCTTGGTACGTCACTGGCCAAACTCCAGCCTCTTTTTCCATTGGACCTTCAACCATCGCTTCAAGAGCAGGTCTATATGCACAAGTTGTCTTGTCATACGCTTCGACCAATTCTTGCTTGGTTTTAGGGAAAAAGAAGTTGGAAATTAGCTGACCATCTTGATCAACCTCCCCATGCAAAACCTCATTAAAAATTTTTAAGTGGGTATCATAAGCTTCTTCTCCATGAAGGAAAAGCTCATTGATTGCCTGACTAAAATTTCCGCCAATGATTTGCGCTTGTAACCTTGCATCTTTGTTGCCTTTTTGCCTTTTACAAAACAATAGGGATTTGTAGATTGAATTAACATCTAGTGGGCCTACTCTTGCACCAATCATATCATGGTACTTGAATTTCCGCTTCAAGAATGCTGTATCATCTAAATGGATGAAAGGTTCGGTGGCAATATTTTTCTTACCATCTGTGTATTTGATGCCAACCAATGCAAGCTCTTCTCCAACTGTAATCATGTTGAATAAAAGTTCGCGTTTGTCACATCCCCACACATTATCATCTCCGTAAGTTTGAAGAGCAATGACTTCATGAAATAGGGGAATCTCACCCAATACCAACCTGTGATTAGCTAGTTGGGTATGGGGTATTCCAAGTTTCAGCCACTTGTCCTTCTGATGCATCGAATAGTATGCATACCTCATATAGAGACAATTGATGATCCCATTGATGATCACCGTTAAAGCATGACCTGAAGGATTTGATCCTAGAGCTTGATAGACAAATCCATCAGACTCATAGATCGGAAACATACATTCAGTCGCCAATCCATCAAACATGGCAATCAACTCTTCCGAGAATCCACACTCGCGCAAGATACATCGTAGAAAATCATACGCTTCATAGGACTCTTCAGGTCGAATGTTTTGATCATATTTGCTGAAATCTCCCTCACCAATCCTATCTGGATTCTTACAAAAGATTTCATGGATATACTCCCAGTCCTTCCCAGAAGCATTGACTCCAACAGCACTTTCAAATTCCTTCGGAAAGTACGTCATGGCATTGACCAAAGTCAAAGTCAACATTCTAGTTATGACGACAAGGGACACTGGTGCTCCAGCAAAAACACGAATAGTGTCATTGTTGATTTTCTTCAGTGTAACCACTTCATCCTTGAGATTGCATTTGAATATCATATTCATGCGTTTTCCTTCAACACTCCAGCCGAGATTGCGCTCAATTTCTTGCTCAACATCTGCTTTCTCTGGGTCAAATTTCAACTCATAAACATAACGGAATTTTCCATCCTCCAAAACTTCACGAGTCACAAACCTCTGAGTTTTAATGCCTGCTGCTTCGAAGAGAGCCTTCTCAGCAATGTCATTCTGCTCAAAGTATTTATACTTCGCACCATTCAATGGATGGCTCATAGATGTGAGAGGGTTTACGGGATCAAATCCTTTAACCTCAGGCACACCATTTAGAGCTTCATTCATAGACAGTGGATGCACAAATTCCTTAAATTTATCATTGGAAAGCAAGGTCTTCTTGAGCTTCGCTCGCAAATCCTGTGCTGCCAATTTCAAAATTGAAGGGTTGAGTGCGGTTCTGTTTTTGGTAACAGCACTCATATGTTTGTGTCGTGATGGACGTGCTGCCTTCTTGAGTGGAGCACCAAACATAGGGTCCAGTCCTAAGGCTTTCTCCAATTTTTCCTTAATTGGGGAATCTATTACATCAGACTTAAAGGATGCACTTGGCAATCCTTGTTGTCCAATAGCAATAGGCAAATTATCCTCCTCCAAGTAGTGAACAGCATTGTACCCATGTACATCAGGGGTCGTACTTGTGTCCACTCCATAGATCTCAGTTCGCAAAGCATCGGTTTCCGCGACTTCAAGCCTATCTTGCTTCGTTGCAAAGACTTGTTTTCTATCAAGGATGATGCCTGCGCCAGATCTTCCATTTCCTGCTGTATGCATTCCAATTAAAACAGGGTTGCGCGAAACAGTGAAAATCATCGCTCCGCACAGACCTTTGTAGGTATCACACTCATAATCAATGGCCATATACGAACCAACATCCTTGACTGTCACCTCTTTGACGGAACGAATCTTAGTCAATATAGGTACAGCTGAGGGTGGTACATATTTGGTAACATCATCAACACAGAGGCGATGCAATTGGTAGATCTTGACAGGAGTTCCTGGTTCAAGTTCGAAATCATCATCAGGTAAATACTTTGAGAAGTCAGACACATCACCACCACGGGGAGCATGGACAATACATCCATCAGTCCCTGGTATGGGACGCGTGTTAGACTCATCAACAATCATCTGAAAGCGTTTAATTCCAATCCCTGGATGGGATCTGAAAAATACTTGGTATGATCGACCTGGACAAAACTGATGACCAGGAAACACCCACTCACACCCCTTAAGGGGGAAAGTGTTGCACCACTGCACATCAGTCTCATAGACTTCACCTGTTAGAGGATTCATCTCTTTAACAACTGCAACATGCAAGTTATTATCGATCTTTGCCTCCAACGCTGGAATCGTCGTTGAAATGGAAGCAGACGGGTAGTTACGCATATTGCAATACACACGCTGATATGCATTGTCTCGCTCAACAATTTGTCTTGGGGTTTTGGCCTGTTGATTTATCATTTCGATCATGGCACCTTCGTTTGTTAACTTAGGTTCCTTAAACATTTGATTAATCGCAAAGGCAGCTAATCCGAATCCTGCAATGGCTCCCAAAATTTTCACATTGGGGTCTTTTGCAGCATCCTTGAGCTTCTTGGAAAAGCTCGACAACTTCCTCTTTGAGTGATAGTGAATCGCTTTTACGCGATCACGAAGACTCAAATTTTCCGTGCCCTCTAAACCTTCAACCACTCCTGCATCACAACAACCTCGTGTGAAGTCATCATTTACAGAAGCACGACAAGGCTCGAGAGTGTGATACTGGGTGAAAAACTGATCTGCTGCAGAAGCAAATTCAGCATGTCTGCCAGTCTCTGCTTCCAAGATAGTATCAATTTTATGATCCAAAGGAATGTATGCACTCTCCTCAGGGCATCGTCCAGTAGCACAAGCGGGACAAGGCAAACAAAAATATGAATGCCGAGCACAATGCTCTTGTTTATCCAAATCTGTGCCATTTTCAACCAGTTTCTGCTGGATTGCAAAATGCTTTGGAGATTCTGTGACTAAATAGTTCACAAAATCAACAATGTTAGCATCTTTATAAACTGGAACAAGGTGCCAGGCATCAGCAAGGCCACCAAGTCGTTCAATTCCAACAGTAGAAAGGGTCAAATCCCAAATATCGGGATGGGCAATACCAGCATACATAGAGAGAATGCCACCAGAAACTGAGGTGCACTCCTTCTTGAGTTTGACATCAACAACCAGATCAAAACGCCGCATGATCGAGGTTGGATTGCATGAGAAATGCCATGAGTGCAAGTCAGATGTATTGGTTGTAACCAACACAATTTTGGCTCGAATGTCATTCTTTCCTTTCTTCTCAGCCTCCGGGCTGAGTGCAGAACAATGCATATTGTTGATGAATTGGATCAAAGTGAAAAGCGGATTACCCTCCGCTTTCTCAGGCTTTGTGTTACCCATATCATCGAAAATTACACAAATGTGTTGGGACCGATAGTCTGATTGATACTTGTCGGATCCATTGATTGTGCAGCAAAATTCTTTTCCCATTGGCAAATTATTGGCCTGGCAAATTGCATGATGAGCAATGCCAGCCATAGTTGATTTTCCCACTGATGATCCGCCGCGAAATAAGACAGCATATGGTTTTTGCCGCATGCCACTTGCATGCCAAAAAGATTGTATATCAGAACAAAGTTTGTCCAATTTAATCAATCTGGAAGTGATCTCGCGTTGATAGCTAGCATCATGATTACTGAGACGCTTCTTCACAGCAATGTGAGCAGCGGTAGTATTCATAATGTAAACTAATAGTTCGGCTTCATCAGAAATATCATATTTTTCCTTGATACGCTCTTGTTGACCAGTCACATTCAAGTAACACATGTCTGTGGCGGCCACATACATGGAATCGATCTCAGCTTCATCGGCATCAGTAAAAAGCAATGCGAAATTGCTAGTGGTGATTGCCGGAATCACTGAATCGACCATCCAGTCAAGTGTTGAGAATAGATGGTGGAAGATGGAGGGACTCTTTTTCCTAAGAGAATGCACATGCAGAATTTTGAAGGTTTCTGTTGTGATGGAGTTTTGCGTCTTTTCAGGTAGCAAACCTGCCATGATGAGTACATTCAATAGTCCAGCAAGCTTCTTGCCGAACTTTCCTTGAGTCAGAATTTCCCAATTCTGCTCAAACCATCCTTGCGAACCTGATTCCGCCTCATATTGCTCACCTATGGGTTCCCAGACAGTCTCCTCGCCATGTCCGTCTGACTTGGTGAGAGCTATCTGCATAACCCATTTGCCGAATTTTTGAGAGAGGCTCTGGTTAGTGAGCGTCCCGAGGTACTGCATGATTGGAAGTATCATGTCAGTTAAAGAATTTCGTGTTCGTAAGTCCAAAATCAGAATTAACAATTGGTCCAGCCTTTTGAAGGCGGCTTGTTGAAAGTTATCTGATTTGTCAAATCCGACTGCATCTTTAAGCTTTTCTATCGTATCGTGGATTCCCATTATTGTATTGGAAGCCACGTTCAAAGACTTATGTGCAAGAGCAAGATCTTCAAGGAGGCCAGCCTCCTTCTCAAATCTCGTCGATCGCAATTTGTATTTCCTATTACCATCACCTCTATCCTGAGGTCTATCATTATGGGGGGCTACTGTTGGGCAGCCGTGCACATTCACAGTGTAAACACTGTTCGCCATTTCGTTATATCTTATAGGGGACATTTGATGTGCGGTACTTTTACTGAAGTTCTCGGCATGTTTTACTCCTTGACAGGGAGTCTGAAATTTTTGTGATTAAGGGGATGCAGCATTTGTTTCCTTTATTTCTGGAAGTATTCAAATCAAAACTACTGCTAGATTGCCTATTTTAAGCACTAATCATTGGAGGGGGGTCTGGTAGTGTGTTAACGTGTTCTTTAGTTCAATTGAACTTAGGAGAACCACACTAGTCTCACAGACCGACACCGCGGCGAAACGGTCCAGTCCGAATGAAAAAGCGTATAAAGTATGAATGAATTCACCGACTTCGACTCCATCTGCGTACAGATGGGCAGAGAGGTCGTCAGCTCAGACATAAATTACTAGGTCTCGAATCTAGATAGTCAAGTTTTACAAACTTAAAGAAATCATCAATCTTGGTATGGATTGTTGTGAAGAGCCTTACGGGTTCGTTACAATTTAATGCCAAGATTAATTGATCGAGGGGGGGGCATGAAGTTTACCATAAAGGTCACGGAATCACTTGAGTTGCATTCAAGTGTTACCGTCGTTTTTGTTCATCTGGTGCAATGTTATTGCCAGACTGCCTAAAATCATGCAGGCGTTCCATCCGAAGATGGTGGGGTAGGTACAAAATAAACACATTTCATAACGTAGAAAATAGATCCTACAATGGCGTCAAAAGACACCAAAGAGGGTCTATCGTCCAAATCATAAAATGGTCAGAAACAACCGTTTTAGTATTCTGCGTGCACGTAGTGCACG